TATCTATTTTGCTAAATAATTTAGCTGATTTCTTATCTATTATACTCATACTATATCTTTCGCTTTTCCTATTATTGGTTTGTATTTTGTTTTATTTTCTGACTTAAATGCATGCATATATTGTTCACGTCTTCCTTCAGGTATCCAACTACAGTGAATCCATCCGCTGTTAGGTTCACCTGGAGTGTAAAACTCAAGGATGAGCTGATCTGTTTCGAGATTAGTTTTAATCCAATCAGCGACCTCAGCATTATCGACTCCAACACATTCAAAATCAGCCGCCTCAGCTTTCGCATGCTGGCTGTCTCGACTCGAACCTATAGCAAGGCAAAGGTCTTCTGAACGGAACCCCGATGTAACTTTAACTCTACCGAAATGATCCCGAACGGGCTGTAAAATATTTTCACACAAGTCTTTTAGTTTTTCTATTTGACCTGCGTTTGGATTGTTGTTGATTCCCTTACGAACAGCTGTGTCCGATTTAATCAACTCTAATAGAGTAAAATTTCGTGAAAGATTCATTATTCCAATATTAACTTTTTTATAGACAAAGATCCATCTATATTTTTTTCGAGCTCTGCCATTTGCTTCAGGCATTGATACTTTACGTGCGATTTAGAATCACGTCTAGCTGTACGCGCCCCTTTGAGACATTCAGACATCGAAGGCTGGATACGTGCTTCCTTGATCTCTCCGTGTACAATCATAAGTAAGGCTACCACTAACTCTGTCATCAATGTGCTCCGTTACCGTTTGCTCTGACTTTATCTTTTAAATTTTCAACATCAACTAAAAGCTTTTCAGTTTGTTTTTGTATAAACTGTATGTTTACTTTGTTGTGCATCATGTCTTCAATTCTTGTCTCAATTTGCTCGACAGATTTGTACAAATCTTCAAGTAAAAAATGTTGTTCCTGGTCCGTGGGCACTTGTTCTGACTTCTTGAGCAAATCATTTTCAAACAACTCACGTGATGTCTCTAACGATACCAACCTCGCCGTCAGCTCCGTATATGCGAACACGCCCATTGCAACGAGCACGATCAGGCTAGCAACCGTCTTCATTGGCATCTGCACTCTTGCCTCTTCTCCGATATCCAAAGGTTTTTTATTCATTTTCGTATGTTATGTCCGTACCGTGATCTTTTTCTTTTTTGTAAGTTTGTTTGCAAGTACACTTTTCGCAGGTGCACACACCATATTCATCTGCGTGAAGATCCTTATCTTCACCACAATGACAAGGATGAAAACATGTCTTGCAGCTGGTCATTTAACTAGACCAAACCCATTGTTTAAATTTTTTCCAGGGCCAGCAAATTATATTCCAAACCCATTTTAAAGTTTTTTTAATCATTTTTTTTCTCCTCTATTTCATAGAAGAACTTATCCGTATCTTCTGTACGCCAAGCTCCGCTATCTTCTACGTTCCATTCATTAGTTTGCACTTTCCAATCGGGAGTATTATCTTTTACAGTAAAAGAAGGTAGGTCCCATATACATCTATTATTTGGTTGTGCTGCAAAATTACCATCATCTAAGGCAATTATGTGAGCGCACTTATGTTCGTGCGGTATTTCCGAATGGTCGGTATCTAGTATATTAGCATCTGGATGAGCCCAGTCAATAGTAAATAAATAACTACCGTAATGCTTTTTTTTATCTTTACCGAAATAATATCCTGAAGCTGCGCTTAAAATAGCCCAATGAGTGACAGTAGGATAGTAAGAAAAACAATTCCAAAGCTCCAATTCATCAAGTCTTCTTGTGGGAACTCCGGATGGTTCAAATCCCTTTTGAATAAACGCGCTAATTGGTAGGCGATAAAATATTGCACCGTTACCCATAAGAGCGTGAAATAGTATAGCACGGCCCCCCATACTAGTAATGCCAAAGATAATACACTCTTCAACTTCTCCATGATGTTTTTTAAGATCATATAAATACTCTTTTCTAATTTGTGCATAAATAGTTGGTATGTTTGCGTTTAAATAAGCCATAATTACTCCTCATTTTACATCGCCCCAAGTAGGACCCTTTTCATAATCAACTTTATTTTTGACAGAAAGTTTAACTGCATCTTGCATAATTGCAATAATTTTTTGAGCCTGGTGCTCTGATTCAACAGATATATCAAGTTCATCGTGTACTTGTATATGTGGTGTAATACCTTCGTTATATAAATCTAGCATAGCTTGTTTGGTCATATCTGCCGCAGAACCCTGTATTAATTTATTTAAAGCTTTGTATGTATAGGCTCTTCTAATTCTATCTTCACCATATTTTCCTCTAGCTTCTTCATAAGTCATAGGTGCTCTTAATTCACCGGGAGCAAATCTTGCTTCTTCCCATTTATCAAATCTACATACTCTACCGGCAATTGTTTGAATTTCTCCATCTCTTTGTGAGTCTCTCATTGTAGCATCCATTAAACCTTTTACAAAAGGTACACTGTCGTGATAATTATTAAAAAGTTTATCAGCATCTTCTTTGTTTTCTAAATCTAAAGACTGTTGAAGTTTTGCTTTACCCATTCCATAAAACAAACCTAAGTTAATAGTCTTAGCTTCTTTTCTTTTTATGTTTGCAAGTTTAGCTACCATTCCATGAAAGTCCATTTTGGGGTCTTTGTTAAACTTAGAAACCATTTCAATTACAGACTCAGAATTTTTTAATATAGGGTGTTCTGCTGCATAATGTAAAACTAATCTAGGTTCTTGTTGTGAATAGTCAAAGCAACCCCAATCACAATTTTGTTCAGGTATAAATAGTCCACGAATTGCAGGACCTAATAAATTGTTTCTTGCAGGTATTTGTTGTAAGTTTGGATTAGAATATGAGAAGCGCCCGGTTACAGTTCCACCCGCATCTGATCTTAACTGATTTATGTCAGCATGAATACGTCCATTGTGTTCATGTTTTAATATTGTATCTATAAATGTTGTATGTGCTTTGTTTAATTCTCTAGCTTCTGCAATGTTTTTTACCACTGGATTTTCATGATTTTCTAGTGTAGCTTTTGTAAATGATGGTGCGTTACTTTTTGCAGTTCTGGAATAAGGTAGTCCAAGGTTGTCAAATACTTTGGCGATCGATCTTGCTGCCCATATTTGTACTTCTACTCCTGTTACTTGTTTCACTTTTGCAAGGCATAGCCCTTCTCTTTTCTCTAGCACATGTTTCAGTCGAAGCGCTTTATCGACGTCTACTCGAACGCCCTTAAATTTCATATCTACCAACATAGGAAATAAACTTGTCTCCAAGTTAAATATCCTCTGTAAGTTTTGATCTCTTATTTGCCCTGAAAATTTTTTAAATAGTTGTAAGGTTAGTTCAGCATCTGCTTCAGCATATGCTCCAACCATTGATGCGGGAAGCTTATACATTTCAGACTTTGCATCTATGCCAGCTTTGTCTGCTGCATCTTGTAAAGCTTTTTCATTCTTAACTTTACCTAACTCTATGAAAGATAATGAATTCAATGAGTAATACAATCTGTTTTCATCTAATACAGCTGCCATCATCATTGTATCTACAATGATTCCATTTATCTTTACACCATATGCTCTTAACCAACATACGTCATACATTGCATTATGAAATATTTTAGGACAAGGTAATGCACAAATACTTTTTACCCATTTCATTACAGATTCTTTATTGAAAAAATTACCTTGCTCATGACCAAAAGAATAGTATCCAGACCAACCATCTACTGCAACAGCGACACCAATAATTTCTCCATCACCCCTTACAGAGCCCGAACCCATTTTCTTTAGGTTTGGATCTCTCGTTTCTAAGTCAATTGCTATGTATTTATAGCTACTTAAATCTTTAAATTCAGTTGGTGAGTTCCACATCTCTTCGTTAAATAAATTCTCCATAATCCCTTTCTAGAATCATTTCTAAATAATGTATTGCCTTTTTAATGTCGTAATGTTTTCCTTTCTTAGAATGCCTGCAAATATATTTTATAGCATTTCCCTCAGCAAATAAAAGTTTATTTTGATTTACAAACTCTGCAGGTTGAATCTTAAAATCTTGATAGTGATTCCCCTGAACTTGTTTGTCTAATGATTTATATGACATACCCTGTACCCTCCTCTGATTGTAGTAAATAAAGTTTTTGTTTGGCTCTGGTAACTCCAACAAAAAATAATCTGTGTTCATTATCTGGTGATTTTTCAAACTCGCCCTCAATAAAATTACTTTGATATTCATCTGCACCAAAGTCTGTAAATAAAACTACATTTTCACATTCTTTTCCCTTTGATCCATGTAAGGTCATTATCTTTATGTCAGCTTCTTTCATAAGATCATAATTATTTTGTATTAAATGTTTCATAAAAATTTTTGTATCTTCATCAAAATCAAGATATTCCCAACTACCTTCAATAAGTAAACCATGATCTCTCTTTAGTTCTTCTAATGTCACAGAAAAAACAGTATCCAAAGTTTTACCACTAGCAAAACCCCTTTGTAGATGACCTAGTTTTACTTTTAAAAAAGAGTACATTATTTTTACATCTTTTGAATCAATACTTGCACCATTGTTTAATCTTTTCCAGGTAGTAAATGCTAACATAGAATTTTTATCTAAGTATTTATCACCTGTAAATTCATATCTTAAACCTTTCATATACAAATGATCTCTTGCTTTTTCACAAAGTTTATTGGTTCTACCAAGTATCATCCACTTACCTTTTGCAAAGTCTATATTCTCCAGTGATGTTTCATAATTAACTTCACCCTCCTCGTCTCTCGCTTCCCAATTCTTTGTTCTACGTTCGTTGAGTCTATCTAATATATTTAAAGCTACTCGATGCACGCTTCTAGGTACTCGTCTCGACTTAACTTGTTCGTCGATAGTCCCTTCTAGGTTTATAAATGTAGAAGCATCTGCGCCTTGAAAACCATAAATAGTTTGATCATCATCACCGGCAATGAAGGACCTATTACTTAGTTTTTCTAATTCAAAAAACATATCCCATTGCAACGCGTTTAAATCTTGAGCTTCATCTAAAAATATAACATCATAAAAACTATCTTTAGTTTTTATTTTATCCGTAAACAAACCTATCATGTCATAAAATTCTATGACTCCTGTGTCTTTTTTATATTGCGTTAGTGCACCATCTATTTTTTCTGCGATGTGTATATCTGACCAACCTGCCATACCTTTTTGTATTGCAGCTTCATTCAAAGATATTTTTTTATTTTTTGCATAGTCTCTTGTAGTTAGTATAGGGTCTTTAAATCTAGTTTTACCAGTGATTGAATCAATACTCATATCAGTATTTAATCTAGCTGCCATTGGTTCATAAAGTTTAAATTGATTCCATTGACTATTACCTCTTAATAATTTTGCACTTACATCGATATTTAATTCTCTTACCCCTAATGCATGCATAGTGCCTATGTATCCAAGTTTTTCTTTAGGAAATAATTCTTCAAATCTTTCCGTTGCTTCTTCTGCAGCTGCTTTACTAAAAGTAATGTAACAAATTTTTTTAGGATCAGTTTTATTTTCTTTTATTTCTTTGGCCATATAGTGATTTAATAATCTATATGTTTTACCGGTCCCTGGTGGTCCAGGTATTACTGTTCTATTTTTCTTTTCCATGATGGTTCCTGACTTTCATATTTTGCTTTCTCTGGTTCAACAGATACAATCTTTAACATCTTAAAGCAACGCACTGTTTTACCGTTTATTTTTGGATAATCCTCTTCAATCTTTAATTGAGTCTGTAGTTTTTGTACTA